ATCATCCATCTCAACCAATTCATTATCTGCTGTTGTAATCGCATCAATAGAATCCCCTTCATTATGAGATTCAATTGATGTACCGTCTTGTCCTCTTAATACAGTTAGAATGTTCCCAGAAATATCTTTGATATACATTTCCTCATTACCAATCATAATATAAGAATCATTAACCAAGGATACAGCACTTGAAACATTAAATGCAGTTACTTTATCATCAATATTTTCAGCAAGTGTTGTGGTGTTGTCGTTGTTGTAATCCTTAATTGCTCTTGGAGTAGCAGTATATCTCAATTCTCTTGATGCATTTCTAACATTTGTATTTGTATAATAATCAACTTGAACTTTTTTGATTATTCCATCTGTACTATCTGGAATTGGACCAAACAGATATGTTTTTGCTGTAAAGTTTAAAGTATATACTAAAGCTCTTCTTTCTTTGTAATCACTTTCATAATTATCTTCCATACCAATTCCTTCCAAAATTACAGGAACATCCTTTTTTTCACCTATTGATGAAATCAAATTGATTGTTAATGAAAAACTTGGTTGAAATGCTGGAAGAATTTGTTCTACAATTTGAAGCATATCATCATTCAACTTAGTCATAATACTAAGTTGAAAACCAATATTATAAGGAACAGGCATAAAAACTTTAACTTGTTCTGTTCTATCAGTAGTTTTTATTGCCTTGAATGTTTGCATAGCAGAAACTTTTCTGCTACTATCATATTTTAAACTCGTCATCTCAAAAGACATTCGAGGAAGAGTCATCGCAACTCTTTTTCTCAAATCTGGTTTTTGTTCTACTCTTGCTAAAAACTTTTGAATTGGACCATAAGCAATAGGAACTTTTATAAAACTATAATCAGTACCATCCTGCTCCTCATGCTTGATATACACTTCATTAAAAAGTGTACCAAAAGCAATAATGGTTTTCCTGATTATTTCATTGTAACTATAAGTTCCTAACATAACAATAGAGTTTATTAATTATTTAGTAATTACCAAACGGGTTCTTCTGCGAAAAGTCAACAATACCATCTGCTTCATCTTCAATTTCAATATTTTCAGAATAGGGGTCATATTCATCAAATGTATTGATTGAATATACTTTATGTGTTGCTGCTGCACCAACTATCAGTTCACCATTAGCAAAGTTTCCACCAACTATTGAAACTTTAAGTACTCTAGTATCCGCATCCCAATCTTTTACATATCCAGTAGTTCCAGTAGAAACACCTCTAACTGATTCATTGAACTCAAAATCACCAGTAGAAATTCCAATGGGACTTGTAAGTGTAATTGTTGGGTTAACAGTATATCCAGCACCAGCATTAGTGTAACGAATTGCTGTTACAATTCCAGTAACTGTTAAGACTGCTTCTGCTGCTGCATTGACTCCACCAGAAGGAGCAGTGGATATAGAAACAACAGGAGCAGAAGAATACTGACTTCCACCAGAAGTAATGGTTACAATTCCCAAAGTTCTAGAAGCAAGAACAGCAGTAGCAATTCCACCAGAACCAGATTGACCTACAATTGTAACTGATGGTATTTGCGTGTAACCAGCACCAGGATTAACTACAAGAATTCTACTAATCGAATCTCCAGTTCTTCCTGTTTTGCTAGTCATAATAGCAACTGCAGTAGCATCTGTTCCTCCTACTGGTGCTTTTGTGATTTGAATAGTTGGTGTAGACAGATATCCAGTTCCATCATTAATCAAATCAATATATTGAACTGATCTGTTTAATGTAGAAGCAATAGAAACTGTAGCAGTTGCTCTGATTGCAGTATCTTTAACCATATTAATGGTTTGGATATAACCAAAATCTTGAACTGATCTATCAACTTCATCGATGCCAGTATCAATTAGTTCATCCTCATATCTGAAGATTTCACATCTCAGTTCATAAACATAAAGATTGTTTAGCTGATAAAATGGAACTTTTCCTTCAACATATTTAATTTCAAAAAGACCATTATCAATTGGAAGATAAATTAAATCTCCCTCTTGTGGTCTTGTTGCAACTTTAATATCTTGATCATCCAATATAAATGGAGATATAAAATCTTCGTATCTTTCCTTTGAAATGATAAGAGTTAGTTCATCACTTGTTTTTACACCAAATTTTGATAAAATATCTCCTTGTCCCCCAAATCCATTAAAATTTGAAATATATGCTTCAATTCTAAAACTATCATCAAATTTTGATACTAAAACTTCTTTAATAATAGTTTTTTCATTAATCAACTGTCTGGGCATATAAACGACATCTTGCCCATACATTTTCAATTGTTCATTGATTAAATCTTGAACAAGTCTTTGTTCACTGGAAGAACCTCCCAGAAAATAGGGATTTAGTGGTGCCATTATCCTATCATATCCATTGGAGGTAATTCGTATGTTGTCTTGAGTTCTGTTTCAAGTTCTTCGATTTCTCTAATCGCATCATTCAATATTCTTTCACCATTCATCGTAATTCCACCAGGAAGTTGAACTCCATTAAACTTAATTAAATTCTGTCCCCATTGTCTTTTAATGATTGCTGTTAAGTATCTTTTTAACCACCAATCGTTATATACAGCAGAAAAGTCTGATGGGTCTACAATTCGAATGCAGTCAACAATAATATAACTATTTTCATTTACCATTGCCCAATCTATATCCAAATATAGTCTGTGTTGCTTTTTATTAAATCTCAATTGAACATCTGGAGTTATAATTCTACTAATATCTTCCAAATGTGTTTTTACCATCGCATAATTTAACAAATCAAGAGCACCATAATAATACAAATCATTCAAAAATATTTGATATTTGATATTAAACATACCAGACGATATAGTATTTGCGTCTGATTTAAATACGTTATTTACTCCAATAATTGTATCTGGAAGTTGAATAAAATTAGTTGCCTCCTGATAAGTGACTGTTGCAATTCCAACGGCAGAATTTGCAGTTGAACTTGTAATGCCTGTCCTTACTATAGTTTTTTCATCGGGAAGAAGTTTGTGTTTTAAATATACTCTTGCCGCACCATCATAATGCCTATCATTAAAATATTGAATAGCATCATCCACCAGGTCGTCAATTTGGTCGTCATCGACATTGACTTCCAAAACAGGATATCCAAGTTTTCGCAAACAATAATCAATTAATCCCTGACGACTTGATGGTTGAGACATTATTTAATTGAAGACTCTAATTATTTATCAGTATGTACCACCATCAATAAATGGATATGGGTTCCATTCTTCTGTTGCTGAATTATAAACAAGCACTGAATTATTTGGTATTCCCGCAGAAGCATTAACATCATCCAAATCAGAAAGTTTCATTTTTAAATTTGCAACAGCAGAAACTACCCTGTTTGCGTTATCAGCACCAAGTCTTACTTTTATTAAATTGTCCGAATTAGTTCTTACTCTAATGTCTGACATTGTTTTTATGCAGTGGTAATTCCAGCAGTAATTAAGGCACTTCCTTCAACAACTCTTGTCTTTGCTGTTCCACTGTCTAATAATACATCATAACAATATCTTCCTGGTTTTAAAGATGATGTGATAGTTGAACCTAAAGAAATTTTAACTCTTCCGTCAGGTCTATTGGGGAAAGAAACTGTAAAAGCAGCAGAAGTGTTTAATGATGCTGGTGATTTTTTTAATTTTGCATATCCAGTATATCCAGTCAAATTCAATGGAGTATTTGCTACCGATTCGAGAAAAAATGTCTGATTAAAATCAGCACCTCCTGGAATTGTTATATTAGCTACATATATTGCCATTATGATAACTAGATAAAATCTTTCCTAATATATTTAGGATTTGTTTTCTAATAGTTTTGCGAGTAATAATTTTATCTCAGATAATTCGGTTTTTAAATTTTCAATTTCACCTTTTTCATCCAATGTAGAGTTTTTAGCTCTCAAATATTCTTGATATTCATAATCATTACAATTTACGATTGCATTTGATTTTTCATCACGATACAATCCTTTGTGTCCTTCTACTGGTATCATATTGATGCAATTGCTCTTAGGTCTCTAATAAGTGGAACATATGATTGATTTGTTCCAGTCATAATGATTTTGATCTGGAAGCCATTAAATGGAGTTATGTTTTTACCAGTAAATTCATAATTACCAAAATCATTTAAAGTATTTGATGCTTGAACAAATCTATCAGATCTTCCATTATTTTTTGAAGAATTGATTGCATTTCCATTTTCATCAAGATTATCATATCCTGGGAAGAATTCATATAACTGTTGTGAATCTGGAGTATCGTTCCTAAGCAATCTATACATAACTCTAATATCATTTGATGAATGTCTGTAAGCATCAAAGAGAACTTTTAAATTATCTGCTGATTTTTGTAGTTTTACAATTTTTGAAACATAAACTGCTGCATTTGGATCACCATTTAATTGATTGACTCTTGGTTCTAAAACAAAATCAGAAATAGGATTGTCAATTCTATTCATTGTTGTGATAATATTTACTCTATGTAAATCAATCATCGGAGATACTTTTCTATCACCTGTGGATAATAGGAGTTCCATAGTGAATGATCTATTTCCTGGTAAAGTAGTTAAATTTGAAAGTTCATTTACTTTGGAATAAATCGCAGAAGTTTCACTTAACTGATTAGTAGAATTTAAAGATATATCTTCAAATCCTCTATCTGCGAATGAAATTTCATTTCCATTTACACTTGTTCCAGTTGTTGTTCTAATTCTTGCATCAATTGATGTTGTTTCTGGTAATAATGTTTGTATATTTGGTCTAATACTATTAAATGTAATATTTTGTGTTGCTTTTGGTCCATTGAAAGATCCAACAGTTGGTGTTGATGAATATGTACCACCAGATTTGGATTGTTTGAAGAATAACTCTGGATATGAATTAGTATTTCCAGTGCTTCTATCTACTCCAGAATTTGCTTGATCTATCTTTATATAATAAGAATCAAGTTCAATTGGGTATTTTACTAAATCAACTTCTGTAAATTTATGAGTTTTGTTGATTCTTCTGAGTGAAACTCCATTAAATTCATATTTGAATACAGATGCGTTTGCTAAATGTAATGTTTCAACTGTATTATCAATTCCTCTTCCACCACTGATACCAGTTAAAGTATTTCCATTAGTTCCTGTATACTTAATAATTTCATTATCGATAATAATATAACCTGGATTATTTGGACCAACAGCAATATTTTCAAAGGTTGCTAAAGTACCGATTGAATTTAATGTAATATCACTAGTAGAAGTAGAAGAATAATCAGCAGTTAGTTTTACAGGAGCAATATCAGATTCAATTCCACTCAAAGTAACTTGATTTATTGGTGAATACATTCCATGATTTTGATGATTAACTTTAAAATGCAAACCATCAGTAATATTATTAGTGCTAGTTACTGTTGGTCCTGATATTTCTGTTCCATTATTGATGATTGTTTTTGTTCCTGTGGTATCAACTTTTCCTTGAATATTATCAACAATAATAGAATTAACTGCTGAAATAATTCCAACATTGTTTGGAATAGTTAAAATAAGATTTTTTCCAAGATTACTTGTATCAGTAGAACTTACAGTCAGTGTATCCCCAGCAGCATATCCAGTTCCACCATCAGTGATAGTCGCAGTAAGTGCTATACCAGAAGAAACAGAAAGATTGACCTTTGCATTTTTCCCAAATCCTGTTAATGATATCAAATTTATATTCGAATATGTCGTTAGAGCACTTGTAAATCCAGAACCAACATTTGATAATGTTAAGGTTGAACCAATTCCAACTGCACCAACCTTAGATACAAGATTTGAAATAAAATTAGTATTAGAGGTTTGACTAATTGTATTTCCAACGGATAATAAATTTTGATTTGCAATAGATAAACTATTTCCCAAACCAATTAATGCTGAATTTGAATACGCATTTAGTGGATTTTTTCTCAATGTTACAATTTGATTATTACCAATGGATAGATCTGGATTATAGAATCTAAATGATGCTGGTGAAGTTACAAAGTCTGCTCTATATAAGGTAAACTTCAAATCTTCTAAATCAGATGCAGTCCAAGTTGATCCATTTTGTGATTTAAATAATGCTCCAAGAGTTGGTTGTTTAGAAACAATAATTTTTTGAGAATCTGGTTTATTTACAGTTGATATATCTGTTTCTCCCATTCTTGAAATCCACACATTATATGAATCAGAAGAAGAGATTAATACAATAGAATATCCAGAACCAACTTTTTCCAAATAAACTGGAGATGGGAAAGTGAATGTAGTTGCAACAGTACCATCCTCAGATGTTTTAACATCTTTTGGATCTAATGTTACTTCTGAAAATGGTAAAAATGTTTGCGTTGGAAGACCAGTTTGCATCGTTCTAATTTGAAGTGTTACTGGAATTCCCTTAGTATCTTTTGTTTTAAAGAAAATATCACATTTTGTAATATAAACTCCATTATTATCAGCAACTTCAAATGATTGTGCCAAAGGATCTACCCATCTAGTTGATGCTGATGTTGAAGTATCAGAAGTATTTGAAGTAGATGATGATGTACTAGAACTAACAAGTGTTCTAGAATCTGTGCGTGGAATTCTCTCAACGTTTGCATTTCTAATTCTAAGTGTGGAATTTTCAACATTATCCAAAGTTCCAGCAGAAGTAAAATTAACTTCTGCTGTAGTTTCATCTGAATTAACTACTGTAGTATTTGTTGAACTTGAGGTTAAAACAAAAGTTTTTGTTCCAGTTCTAAACGATGGAGTTGATGGAATTGTTGGATCTGGAATAAACAAAGAACCAATAAAAACTCCAGATTCATCTGCAACTAATCTTGTATCCGAGATTGTTGCGATTGCTTTACTTGTTTGTCCAACCAATTGCATACTTTTTGCAACACTACCATAAAAACCAGATGATGCCTGCATTTCTAAACTTGCAGTATCTACATTCAATACTGTAGTTGTTGGTGAGTATGAACTAGATAAAGAATTTTCTGGTAAATATGGATTTATTGAAAATGTTTCTGTTGGTGAATTGTATGGACCATATTTGTGATTTTGTTTTGCAAGTCTAAATCTAATACTTTTTGATCCTAAAGATCCAACTACTGTTTCACCATCAACAAAAGTTCCACTAGACATTGAAATTTCAATTAATTTTGGTACAACATATGAAGTCATATCAACATTATCAAAAAATGCATAAACTTTTGATGATGGTTTTAATCTTTTAGAAATAATTTCAATATTTCTAGATCTCATTGTTGTTATGATTTCTCTAGAAATAATTTTATCTCCAAGATTTGTAGTATCAAATCTTTCAGTAACACCAAATTGAATTCCTTGTCTAGATTGATTTGTTGTTGTAGTTACTGTAGTTTCGGTCGTAGTTTCAAAATTTTGTGTTTCTACAGTAACATCAGTAAATTGCAATGATCCATTTTCTGCACGGCCCTGGTCGATGGTAAATGTGTCAGTAGTAGTTCCAGTAAATACTGGACCAGAAGATGAACTAGAAACATCTGTACCAGTCCAAGTAGTTTCCCAAGCACCCCAATCTATTGGAGAAAGACCAGTATTGCTATCTGTATTGGTAATTACCATCGATGCATTATAACTACCTTCAATATCATAAGTTCTTTCAGATCTTCTTGTATCAATCCAAGTATCACTTGATGGATTTAATTGAATTGAACCAATCCAGTTAATTACATTAAATGGATTTACATTTTCACTTCTTGTAGCAAATTGATTTTTTACATATTCAACCTCAGAATAATTTAAACAAACAACATCTCCAATTCTTTTTATATTTGGTGAACCCAAATCACTAACAAAACGCAAATCAGCATCTGGATTTGATGTTTGTCCAATTCCAATAACTGCCTCAGATCCCAAAAGTAAATCTATAGAAGTTGTATAATGTGTTGGTCTTAATGTTCCATTAGTAGTATCAACACTTGCTTTGTAATCACGATTTCTTATTTCTCCACCATTATAGGATCTAAAATTATCAACAAAGAAACCACATTTAAATCTATCTAATTTTGTTGTAGCATCTCTTATTGTTAAATTCTGTGTATCAGTTTCCAATAGAGATAATGATGTATAATACTCAACATTGGAAAGTCTATTTTCCAATCTAGAAATATCTTTCATCGTATATCGTTTATGCTGCACTAAAGATGTTGATGCATTTTCTGGTCTATTTAAATATGCAGGTAAACGAATTGTTGCTACTTCCAAACAAGAATCTAAATTATTTGGAACTTTTGGTTGAAGTGAAGGGACACCTTTATTTACAATAAATGAACCTTCTTTTGTTAAAAATAATCTATCAATTCTTGGTAGATAATAATCATAAGATAAGTTTATTGCTTTATTCTGTGCAAAAATATTTTGTGTGGAATTTTGCCCAGTAAACAATCTTGATTCATATTCAAATGGTGATTTTGTACCAGAATATGGAGCAACTCTTGGTCTCAAATCAATAACATCACTTAGAGATATTCCATCAACAGATGATATGTCATCTCCATATCTATCTTTATCATAAGAATTTACTCCAACAAAATCACCAGCATCAGATGAATCAATTGTATAATTATTGTAAATAATTGTAATCTGTTTTGTTGGTGCAGCAACCTGTGGTTTTCTGATAAGTCTTGAAAAATCAAGGTATTCTGATCTTTGCCCTTCATCTAAAATAAAGTTAGTTCTAATATTTTTATCACCAACTTGAATTGAGTCAACAGTTCCAGAAATTTGAGATTCTTCGAAAGTAACAGTTTCACCAACAGAAAAAATATTTTCATTTAAATAGACAAATTTTACTTCATTTGTTCCATCATTTGATACCAAACTTGCAACTGCTCCAGTATCTTTACCAACTATTATCTCTCCTTTAATTGAATTTAAAATATTTGAATTTAATCCAATTATTGTAATTGCTGGTAATGTTGGAGTTGATGAAGAAGATGACTCAAAAATTCCAATAACTGATTCCACATCTGGAACATTTAATGAAATCTCATCATCTTCAACTCTTAAACCATAAACAGCACTAACAGTCAATCCACTTGTATTTGTAGAAATACCAGAAGAAGTTTTATTAATTGTTAAACTAGAGCATCTATTGTATGACTTTTTACGAGTTTTTGTGTTTATTTTTTTAAGAGTAGCAGTCAATATTGCTGCACCTGAATTTGTAACAATGTTTTGAATTGATATAGTTCTTCCACTTGGAACTAATTTTTGATTATCTAATATTGCTACAGTTCCATCAGCAAAAGTTAAATTATAATCTTCTTCATCAAATGGTTCAAATGTTAATGACGTATCTGTTTCTAATGTTTGACTCCAAGCACCATCACTAAGTTCAGTAGCATCAATAGCATAAGATTTTTTGAATACTACATCAGAACCAGTTAAATCTAAATTTGAAACCTTTGAGTTATTTAAACGTGCATATAAAAATGCATTTTTTGTATTTAAAACATCTAAAGTTGCGATTCTAAAGTCATTTGGGGTAATTGAACCTATTCCAGGAATAGATCCAGAGCATACATTAGAAACAGAAGTTGTTGCTACAATAGTTAAAGATTTTAATGATGTACTAACAGAAGAAATTTTATTATAAGTTGGTAGAGATTCTCCTGGTTTTGTGTATGCTACAACATCACCAACACTAATAGTAGTATAAAAATTGTCAGAAGTTGTTACGGTACTGATTCCACTATTTGTTGTTATAGTGACTGCTGATGGTGAAGCAAGTAATCCTCTTGATAAAAATGGATCAGCAGTAAATCCGGGAGAATATATTTGATGAACATCGGATAAAGAATAATCTTTTACAGATGCGATTGTGCGAGAAACATCTAAACCGTTGATTTTGATTTGCTCGTTTACTATAAATGAACCAGAAACTTGATATAAAGTTAAAGTGGTAGATGCTGATACATTACTAACCAAATAACCTTTAGCTCCACTATTTTTCCCTTCAATGTATGCTGGGGCAGTTTGTGTTAAAGTGGTATTGATTGTTAGTGTTGTATATGTTTGAATATCATAGAGAGAACTTTCAAATTGAGTTGAAGCATTTGAATATGCTACATTTTTTAATTTTAAATCATAAAGTCTAGCAACTCCAATCTTTGATCCAGACGAAGACCCTGGTGTTGCTGTTCTATCACTATACAGACTTACTTGTGTTGTTAATCCAACTGCAATAGAACCAAAGACATTATTTAATAGAATTTGTCTTCCAACATTAAATGGAATTGATGCATTCTCTGCTCGTTCTGTTGTTCTTGGTTTTTCTATATCTACAATAGTATTGCTAATTGTTTCAATCTCATATCCACGAACATAAGCTTTTCCTGGACTTATTGAGATACAAGCAAGATCTTTTGATGGAGTATTTCCTTGTTTAGTTTTTTGATTGGAATAATAAACTCCATTATTTCCAATTCTATCATTTAACGATTCTTTTACTTGAATATCAAAAGGTCTTACATAATAATCGCCAGACTCATCATAAGTTCTTCTTGCTAACTCATCTTTAATTAAATTATAATCAGTTTTATCTACAAATTTAGTTAGTCCACCATTTTCTACTCGCAATAATTCTACAAAATCCTGATCGTTAAAATCATCAATTTCTTTTTTGATTAAAGTTGTAGAAATTTTTAATCTGTCAGCACCTGGAGCAGCATAATTCGAAAATCCTTGAGCATTATCAAATAAATCATTATAATTATTTGTTGCTACAGCAATTTCCTCATCAATCAAAAGACCAACACGATATGTTGGAGTATTTGCGTATTGGTCTAAAATTGCTACTTGTTTGGGAACAGTAATAAAAAATCCACGAACAAAATACACACCTTCTTCAATTTTTGCTGCTGAACCTTTACCAACAGAACCAGAAATAATTGAAGTTGCAAAAGATGTGTTTGTTCTAATTGAAGATAATGTATAATCAACATTTTCTAATGAAATTAGATTTTCACCATCAACAAAAGTTTTATTTGTAAAATTTGTATCACTAGAACTCTTATATTTTACGTATAATGTATAGTTATTTTTTTCTGATTCTGTACTTGTAATATAATTTTCTACTACCGCAGTAACACCACTTGTTTCCCCTTTTATACTTTTACCTACAAACTTATCAATGTATGTTGATACAGGAATTCCCAAATGTGTATCGTCAATTTGTACATAACTATATTCCGAGTCATATCCAATTTGACCTGGAATGACCATAGAACCTTCTTTGAAGAAGTGTTTTCCAAACTTTTCAACTTGATTTTGTAAAATTGATTGAAGAGTTGTTAATTCCCTTGCTTGAATTGGAGTTCCTGGTTTAAATAAAACTCTTTGATAACTTTTTTTGTCGTCAAAGTCATCAAAGTATGGAGATACGTTTAGGTTAGTATTCTGTGGCATTTTTCTTTAGAACTCCAAAACGATTTTAATATCTTCTTTTTGACTTGCTGATCTTGGTATTGGTGGTCTGTTGTCAATATAAATGATTTCACCAGATTTTTTATTGTATTCTGCAGATGCAATACCAGAAACAAAGTTGCTTCCCAGTTGATATGTCCTACTATTTATTACGGTACTAATACCAGTAAAGGAAGTATCAATACTTAATGGTGTTGATCCAAAAGCAGTACCATTTATAACTAAAGATGAACCACTAGAACTAAAATCATTAATTTTATACCCAACACCAACTGTTGCTAGTCCAACTGGTTGATAATATTTCAAAACACCTGTTACATTATTCCAAGAAGCAACAAATCCAATTGCGGTGGTTCCAGCACTAATTGTTTGAGTGATTGTGGAATCAACTGCATAAGTTGTTAAAGTTGTAGCAGCACCAGTTAATTTTAGTGCTTTCAAAGCACTCACTTCTGCTATAGCCAATGGTTCAACATCACTTGTTGTTTTTGTTGGATTTTTGATAATTCCAATTCTAGCAAAATCATTTCCAATAATAGTATCAGGGTTTGTCTCATCAGTATTGTAACGAGAATAAACTAAAACTCTATAAGCACCTAGTTCTCTATAAATATCATACCCATGACCTCCTTTTGGTGGAATAATTACATCAAATTTAGCAATTGTCCCAGTATTTACTAATTCGTCTGGAATTCCTGGTGTTCCTGGTTCAAATTGAATAATTCCTTTGGTGTATCCAGTTCCACCATCAGTCACATAAGCATCTGAAACTTTTCCAAAAGAATCAACAACAACAGTTGCCTTTCCTCCAGTTCCGTCACCAAGAATTGGAATATTTGCAAATGTTTTTGATTCTGGTTCATAACCAGAACCTCTATTGGTTATGGTTAAAATTTGTACTCTTCCATTAATAGCATTATTTTTAGTTGAAATACTTTCGCCGACTGTTCCCCAATCTTCGGGGACTGGAATAAATTCAATAGAATCAAATTTTACAATTTCGGATGGTTTGATTGTATAAAGATATTTCCAAATATAATCATCACCACTTGTTCCTGCAGGTCTTGGTTCTAAATCTACAAAATCTGGTTGATCTACTGAT